GGTCCCAATATCAACGGCTGCACCTCTTTGGCCCTGCGCGCGTACAACAAAATATTCAATGAGTTCTATCGCGATCAGGACCTCGCCACTGTCCGTGCCGAGGAAGATCAGACTCTCGCTAAATGCGCATGGGAAAAGGATTACTTCACAACGGCTCGGCCGTGGACCCAGAAAGGAACGGACGTCACCGTTCCAATCGCTGGCAACGCAACCGTCATCGGTGACGGAGAAGTCCCTCAATTCACCGCTATCGGCGGACAGGCTCTCGGCAATCTCAAAGTCGATCCGAATACGGGAGACAATATAGGCCTTAAAATCAGCAATGTTCCGTCTGGCGCTACCGACGCTCGTTTCAAAACGGACAATACCGGGCTCACCGTCGATCTATCCACCGCTCAGGGAGTGGCAATAAATGACTTCCGGGAAGCGTTCGCAATACAGCGCTATCAGGAAGCTCGGGCCCGTTACGGGTCCCGTTTCACCGAGTATCTGCGTTATCTCGGCATCAATCCCTCCGACGCTCGGCTCCAGTTGCCGGAATATCTCGGCGGTGGTACTCAACGCCTTCAGTTCTCTGAGGTTCTTCAGACGGCTCCAGGTGCCGAGGAAGATGTAGGCGTAGGCGACCTCTACGGCCATGGCATCGCTGGCGTTCGTACGCCACGGTTCCGGAAGTTCTTCGAGGAACACGGTTACGTAATATCGCTTTGCTCGGTTCGACCGAAATCGGTCTACTTCAATTCCTGCCCACGCGAGTTCCTGAAATCGACCAAGGAAGATTTTTACCAAAAGGAGCTCGTCCACCTCGGCCAACAGGAAGTCTATTCCCGCGAAGTCAATTCCGACGAGCCGGACGCTCAGGTCTATGGCTATCAGGACCGCTATGACGAGTACCGTTCTCACCCGTCCATCGTTGGACAGGAGTTCAAAACCACGCTCTCAAGCTGGACACTCGCTCGGGATATCCCTGTCGGCTCGGCGCTCAATGAGTCGTTTATCACTTGTGATCCGTCTACTCGGATCTTTCAGGTCACCGAAGGCGACAATATGTGGTGTATGGCCAATCACAAAGTCGTCGCTCGTAGACTGCTCCCACGTAAGGCAATGCCGAGGATTCAATAACCATGAAAATTCCATCGCACTATTCAGCTGGACACTCACCCGAAAAGCTTGACCCGAACCCGGTAGAAATGCCGGGTGCAGGCTATGGCAAGCCGGAAACTCTCGAATCAATCGTTGCGCGTCTGCTTAAGACCGAAAAAATCGAAAAAGCGCTTGAAGGACAGGAAACGCCCGAAGAGGCTGACGACTTCGAAATGGACGACCCGGACATGCTCATGGACATGTCCCCGTACGAGCTACCGGAAACTATCCCGGATGATCCCACGTCGTACGAACAACTCGACCCCGCACCACAACCCACGGATGGCGATGAAATCGCCGCTAAACCCGAAAATGAAGCCCCTGCTGACGCTGAGGATGGTCCCGCCCCACCGGAAGCTAAGTTATAACGCAAAACCATTTGCCAAACCCAAGGCCCGGATTTCCCGGGCCTTTTCTTTGCTCACAGCCCCAAATTACAGTAGCATTACTTGAAGGCTACTGTAATTACTTACTCAGTAATCAAAATAATGCAATGTTTCAGCGCAATCGAGCTCGCGAACGGTAGAAAAGTCCCCTGCGGACAGTGTATAAATTGCAGAATCAACAAAGGCCGAAAATGGACCGGGAGACTACTTCTTGAGCACCTCACAACAGAAAACCAGCGACCGGGCTCTCAGGACTACTTCGTCACCCTCACCTACAACGACGAGAACCTCCCGAAAACGGATGAAGGTCACCCGACTCTTGCTAAAAGAGCTTTCCTCAAATGGATTAACAACTACCAACAACGCGAGGCAGCATTTCGTTACTTCGCTGTCGGGGAATACGGTGACGACACAAAGCGGCCGCACTATCACATGGCTGTGTTTCAGCAATTTCCTCAAGAGATTGAATCTCTCCTTAAATCGTGGGGAAGTCGCGGGTTCACTACTTACGCTCTATTGGAAAAAACACGGGCCGCATATCTCTGTCAGTACACCGTCAAAAAGCTTACGAAGGCGGGTGACGATAGATTGCACAAAGATGCAGAACCAGAGTTTAGAAGCTCCTCACGCCGGCCTCCCCTCGCACATGCCTGCATACCTCTGGAAGTGGCGCGCTATCGTTCTGCATGTGGCCGCGCTGTCATTGCCGAAACAGGAGACATTGGACGTTCTTTCCGATTTGAAGGAAAAATTTATCCTTTCGATAGTTACCTCCTGCGAAAAATCCGACAAGGAGTCGGTGTTCCGCTTACCCATGCGGAAAGGATAGATGCCAACCCACGCTATATGGCGTACCACGACATGCACGAGGCTCAACAATGCGAAGAAACAGCAAAAACCTTAGAGGCCCGATATCATGCCCAGAAGATACGGAAAAGGCCGTCGACGAACCGGGTCTAGTCCGGCCTCTCGACGAAGAAACACTCAGGCGACTGGACGAGCTCGCCAACAAGCCAAGCTACCAACTCGTAGACGAACCCGGGAGACCCCTGTACGCAAAAAATTCACGGACTGGTCAAGTGCGTTCGCCAGAATTGAAAAGCTGGAGATACCAAGAAACAACGTGCCGCGTCGATTACTCGACCGGAGAGCTAGTGTGTCAACACGAACTCCGCGCGCCACGAAATTTCGACTGCCGACAACCCCTGTGCCACCACCGCGACGAGATGAGGAACCGAATAAGTCTAAGGCAACGCCTTGCGCTGGAAAAAAACAGGAGAGGCGGTCAGTCATACTAGCCACCGGGCACGGTGGCAGAAACCGGGTGAAGGACTACGATAAATGGAGAAAATGTAAATGAGCATTTGGTCAGATGTAGTAGATGCAACAAACAAAACCGCTCGCGGAATAGGCGATTGGGCCACAGGTGGCAACAATCGCAAAATCGCAAAAGAGCAATTCAACGCTCAGATGGACGAGTCCGTACAGAGGCGAGTAGCAGATGCACAAAAAGCCGGAATACATCCCCTATTCGCATTGGGTGCCTCTGTCGGCGCTAGTCCGACAACACATGTTAGTGCTGGAAGCTCAACGGAAAATATCGCAAGAGCAGTCGGCGCTTACACCGGCCTCAAAGGCCAAGCGGCCGCTCAGGCACGAGCCGACAAGCTGCTTGCTTCGGAAATCCTCAAGAATAACGCTCAGGCCAGTTCAGACGCTTCCCTCGCGGCGTTACATGACGCAAATCGGGCGCTCATACAACAGAAACTCACCACGCAAGGACGCGACGGTATCGGAAAAGGAGCGATCACCTACCCGTTAGGCACGAAGATGGCAGATCAGGACCTCATTCTCGGTCCCCCTGAAATTGTCAACCCACAGGTACAGACGTCGAAGAGTCTCGGCGTCGTCTCAGGCACCAATCCGGGTTTTCAGGATTGGGTATTCCCGGGTGGAATAAAAGTACGTACTTGGGCCAACGCCATGCAGATGGACGAACTCAAACAGGCCGACGTGCTCGGCAAGTACATGGCCCAGAAACACAAGAAACTCAGCGAAAAGAACGCTCGTACGGTTCTTCGCTGGATCAAAAAGATGGGTGTAAGGTACACCCGTTATAATGCCCGACCGGGCCCACAAAGAGGAAAATGGTAATGCGCAGAAAAAAACGCTATGGATTCAAGAAAAAAGGCCGTAAGAGTTACTCTCGCCGGTCTAAGTCTCGTTCTAACAGGATGCGTCAGCCCCGTCCCGGGCGCATTGGTTATCGTCTTTAATTGGGTGTCAATCAAAAATGAAACGATCAAAGCACAACCTCAGCAACTACCGGCTACATACTGCCCAGATGGGAGATCTATTCCCGATTGGCTGCACGCCGGTTCTTCCGGGCGATACTGTCCAGCAATCAACGTCAATGCTCGTTCGAGCGGCCCCGCTGAACACGCCTGTCATGCACCCTGTCTCCATCCGTATTCACCACTGGTTTGTCCCTAACCGTATCGTCTGGGACGAGTGGGAAGATTTCATAACTGGTGGTCCGGACGGCAACGATCAGTCCGTCATTCCTACTGTCTCCGCCGTAGACGACGATCATTCTGTTCTCACGTATCTCGGCGTTCCGTATGTGACTGGTGGTCCCAATATCAACGGCTGCACCTCTTTGGCCCTGCGCGCGTACAACAAAATATTCAATGAGTTCTATCGCGATCAGGACCTCGCCACTGTCCGTGCC